TCGCCAGGCGCAAGGTTTGGGTACGTCAACGGGAGACCTGCGAGCTGCGAAGGTCAACTTCGGGAAGTATATCAATCCTGAAAATGCATTAGGTAATATTGCCGACATTAAAGGTGATCTGTCGCGCTCATACATCCTATCAATGCTTGGTGGTAAAGCAGGGGAAAATCCTGCCGAAATGTTGCCGACTTTAATGAAAAATGCCGTGCGTTTATTTAAACGTGGCGGCGAAAACGAACAAACCGCCAAAGCGATGAAATTGACCGAAATTTTCCCTATGGAAGATTTACGGCGACTGGCGAACGCGACTAGAAATGGTGAAGAAGAATTAAATAAAACGATCGAAGCCTTTCAGGAAGATCGTAAAAAATTAGCAAATTCCGATAAAGAAAACGAATCGATGCAAGATTTTTGGACGCAACTAAAGCGTTCTGGTGACGTAATTGAAACCGTGTTGGTTGGAGCACTCGCTCCGTTGGCTAAACCTCTATCAAATTTGGCTGAAGCGATTAGCGGCGCCATTGCTGCATTTTTAAAAAGTGACGAAGTTAAAAACGGGCTTGAAAATCTCACAGAGTGGTTAAATTCTCCAAAAAGTAAACAAGCCATGTCTGATTTTTTTACAGGGCTGTCTGACATGGGGAAATACATGCTTAAAATTGGTGGCGGGATCGATACTGCCACTGATATTTTTAGCTTAACTGGGAAAGGATTGGGCGATTTTATTGGGTTTTTATCGCAGGGCAATTTGCACCAATATTTAAATCCAAACGAACAAGTCGACCCAAATGCAAAACCTGATCAGACTGATCAGTTCGTAGAATATAGAAAAAAATTAGAGTATAAAATTGCATATGACAAATCCAATCATCCAGAACTTGAAACCTTTTTTTCAAGTGTGGAATCGAAAAATAAATTGCCCGAAGGTTTATTAGAAAAACTTAGATTTATTGAATCTAGTGGTAATAACAATGCCGTGTCTGAGAAAGGCGCACAAGGCCCTTTCCAACTCAAGCCGGACGCCGCAAAGCAATACGGCGTGGCCGATTCGTTTAATTTAAAAGATTCTGCGCAAGGTACTGGTAAATTGCTGCATCATTTGATGGAAAAATACCACGATAATTTGGCCGACGCGTTGGCTGCGTACAATTGGGGTGAGGGTAATTTGGATCACTATATTCGTGGCGACAAGGGCTATTCTCGGCTACCGAAAGAAACGACTGATTACCTGCATAAATTCAACATCAACGTTACGACTTCTGCGGGTAGCGATTTGAACGTAATTGCGACGGCGATGAAATAATGAGCGACTTAACTATATTTGAGCAAAATTTTGCAGTCGCACCAATTATATTGGTGGCAGGCATTGCGCAAGATGCGCAAAACCATCAAATGTTGATTACTGATTTACTACAATCGACAGACTTTGCCACGTTCAAAGTTACGCCGGGCGGCACGATTGTCGATTGGGAATATGCCGAATATCCATTCGCCAACATGGTCGTCGCCGCGAATGCAGGTCTTATGCAACCGCTGCGTGTCAGCCTTGAAATGATTTGCCCCGCTCAATCCGACCCTACAAATAACTATTTGTCAAAACTAAACACGTTAACGTCTTTGCAAAATCAAATCCAAAACCACATTTCGCAGGGCGGCTACTTTCAAGTAAATACGCCTGGGTACGTTTATCAAAACATTCTATTGACTAAAATAACTGACATGACCGGAAACAACGACAAGCAGGTGCAAGCCGTGTGGAAATGGGACTTCGCTCAACCATTGATTGATTTGGCCGCGGCCACTACGCAATTGAATAATTTCATGAACAATACGACGAACGGGACGCCAACACAGACAAATTGGAATGGCTCAGCGGCACCATTTACGTTATGACGACATATACTCAATTTAACCCACAGCCGAACGCCCCGTTCCAATTTAATTTGACGCTGGACAGCGTGGCGTATGTAGCCATAGTGACGTGGAACGTGTATGGGCAACGATATTACATCGGCATTTACAACACGTCAAAAACGTTAATTATGCTGCGACCATTAATCGGATCACCTCCTGATTACGATATCAATCTGGTCAACAATTACTTTCAAACGTCCACGTTGGTCTATCGTGTCAGTACGAATAATTTTGAAGTGACGCCATAATGCGCTATTACGAATTGATCATTACGAGCCCGGACGGTCAGGCAACTACGACATTTTCGACGTTGAATGCTGACGGATCGAATAATCCAATGGCGTTGCGTGCAGACATTGACGTGTGGCAAGGAGTTTTTCATTTGCCGTCACAAAATAGCACTGTGACTATTTGGGGAATCCCGTTCGATTACCTCACGCAAGCATCCGATTTTAATAATTGTCGCATTGTTGTTAAAGGCGGTATGTCGAAAGGTTTGCCGTTGGCTACACCGAGCCAAGCCGGGGTTTTAATTCAGGGAACCGTTTTACAAGCATTCGGAAATTATCAAGGTCTGACAGTCAATTTAAATTTTGTCATTGTGCCATTTGCGATCGACTCAAGCACACCCGCAAATTTGTCGTTCAATTGGCAACCTGGTCAGACTATGCTACAGGCCATTACAAACACTTTAAATGCAGCATATGGGCTAAACGTTGACCCCCTCAGTCAACTGTCTGAATCATTGGTTACGCCTGAGCCACAGCCGGGGTTATTTCATACAATGAAATCGTTTACTGATTATTTAAATAAAACAAGCAAAAATATTCTTAATCAGGACTATTACCTGGGATGCATCGTTTCTGTTAATACGAATGGATTTTATATCACTGACGGAACCGGACCCGCACCGAATACCATCACTGTGAATTATCAGGACATTATCGGCAATCTGACGTGGTTGGATATAGCCACAATTCAGGCGAAACTAGTTATGCGATCTGACGTTAACGTGGGCGATGAAATTACGTTTCCGGCAAATGCTCCGACCGTAAACACTGCTGCGGGCGTCAATCAAGTACGCAACTTAATTTCGTTCGGCGGTAAATTTTTAGTCACCAGCATTCGCCATGTTGGCAGTTCAAGACAAAAAGATGCCAACGGATGGGTGACGGTAATTGACGCTATAATTAAAGGCTTGTCGCTATCATGAGCACGTCACAAAAGACCCCCTTTTCCAGGGCGATTAATCAATTCACAGATCAACGAATTGTTGACGCGTTGGGTCAACTTGGCCCCGTATTGCCGTGTCATGTGACGGCAGTTAACGGGGCAATTGTGACGGTTAACTTCGATGTGGACTCAAGCAATGTAAAATTCACGTTTCCACCAGTCACATGTGCCACGTTGGGTAGCAAGTACGTAAGAGTGCCAATACAAATTGGTGATTTTGGCATTTGCGTTGCCGCTGATGTACGACTGGGAGGCGTTACTGGATTGGGTAACGGTATGGCACCCTTAGTTGCCCCCAGCAATTTGGGCGGCCTGTCATTTATTCCGATTGGTAACATAAATTGGGAAACGATCGACCCGAATGCCGTGGTTCTTTCCGCACCAAACGGCGCAGTAATTCAAACTATCGACGGTATATCAAGTGTTATAATTTCTGAAAACCAAATAAATTTAAATTATGGTGGCAATAGTGTCGTTATAAATTCAAGCGGAATTGCAATTACTGGCATTTTGACGATTAATGGCAATCCATATTTAAGCCACAAGCACACTTTGGTGCAAACGGGCACGAGCGAATCTGGACCGGTGGGGCCATGAGAACATACGGCAAAGATGCAAATGGAAATTGGCAGGAAATCACGCAAACATCATATGTGTGGTTGGCGACGCTTATCCAAAATTTGCGGCTGGTTCAGGGCGAAAGCCCGTTTTATGCGTCAGCGGGCATTCCGGCCTATCAATCCGTCACCACTCAAATTGCGCCAGATATTGCGGTTAATGCAATTCAAACGCAATTTTCGCAATATTTTTCAAGTTTGATCATTACGAAGGTGGCCAATTCATTTCCGCCGACCTATAACGTTTCTGTCGTTTTATTGGACGGCACACCTGTGCAGGAGATCGTAAGTTAATGCCAACAATTACTACAGCGGGATTTATCCCAACTCCACCGGCGACCCTAAACGCTACGATTATTAGTGACGCACAGGCGTTATCGCCAGGATTGACTGCCAATTTACCGGGCTCATTAATTGAAGATTTGGCGAGTACAGCCACGGGTGCCGTCGTCGTACAGGATCAGGGGATTGTTGATCTAGGTAACTCAATTGCTCCCCCATTTGCAAACCCGCCTGTTTTGTACCAACTAGGTATGCAATATGGAGTACCGCAAGGTCAAGGTTCAAACACAAGCGTATACGTCACTTTTTTGAGTTCGAATTATGGATTTGTAATCAATGCCGGTTTTGTAGTCAGTGATGGCACGAACCAATACATTGTGCAGGATGGGGGTGCCATATCAGCCTCGGGTCAATCTCAGCCGTTGTATTGCCTTGCAGTCAATCCGGGGTCTTGGGCAGTTCCTATTGGTACGGTCATTCAGATAGTGACATCATTGCCGACTGGTATAACGATGACCTGCACAAATACAACGAGCGGTTTGCCTGGCGAAACCACTCAGTCACTCGAAAGCTACCAAGCGCAAGTCATTCAAGCTGGTCAAGCTGTCGCGCAAGGGTTCCCTCAATTTTTAAAGACGCAATTGCAAAACGTATCGGGCGTACAGTCGAATTTAATTTCACTTACTGCCGTTGGTTCGAATTGGAAAATTATCTGCGGTGGAGGCGATCCCTATCAAGTCGCGAATGCCATTTATCAAGGTATGTTTGACTTTAACAATTTGGTTGGCTCAACCATTCTTGCGGCTTCCATTACATCAGTTTACGCCCCGGTTGTGACCACAAATTTAAATCACGGGTATTCGAGTGGACAAGTCATGCAATTGGTCGGTGCGGCGGGTGGATCATGGGGAACCGATACCAGCGGAATCAATTTCATCGCAGCCGTAACGACCGAAACAACGTTCACATTGAATGTGGCAATCGCATCAATCGCATGGGCGTCCGGAACCGTAACAGTAACGACAACCGAACCCCACAATTTACCAAGCGGGACGACTGCGGGTAATATTTACGGATGTACGCCGACGGCATATAACGGCGCGTACACGTTGACCAGAACCGGCGCCAATACGTTTACTTATCCGCTGGCATCAAACCCGGGAACTGCGACCAATTTAGGCTACACGCCATATGACGGATCGGGCAACGGTACATATACGACCAATAGTGCCTATATCACACCAAATTTACGCAACATTGTCGTCTCCATTAATGATTACCCCGACACGTACAGTATCCCGTTTGTAATTCCGCCTGCACAGCAGGTCAGCGTTGCATTGACGTGGAATTCCATTGCCACAAATTACGTTTCTGCCACAGCGGTTGCGGCAGCGGGAGCTCCTGCGTTAGATTCATATATCAACGGTATCGGTGTTGGTCAGCCAATTAATATTTATGACATGCAAGCGGCATTTAAAAAATCAATTGCGACGTTATTGGATATTACGTTAATTTCGCAAATGACGTTCGTTGTCACTATTAACGGCATCGTGACTTCACCAGTTGCTGGGACGGGTGTCATTTATGGCGATCCTGAATCGTATTTTCAAACAACCGTTGCTGCAATCACAATTACACAGGTTTAACTATGGGATTTGGCTACGTTGAAGATGGATATTGGGCTGACGGATATGCTATCGAATATCAAGTCGCAGCATTGCCTGCGATTGCAACACCTTCTGCGCAAACAGTTTTGCCTGCCTATGCTTACGTCCAGTGGACTCCTGATGCAGACACCGACGCTTTCTTTATTACGTACAATACAATATCTCAACAATATTTAAATCAAATTAATAATTTAAATCTACCCGTGTGGAGTCAACAATTCGGCAATGCGTTAGATTGGGTTGCCACAAATTTATATGGAATAAATCGACCAGTATTAAGCGCAGTCACTGTATATGGCGGCACGTATAACTCAAACGACTACAACACGATCGCTTACGACACGCCGCAAATTTCCGGCAACACAAATCTGACACCAGTCAATGATGATATTTATCAAAGGATTTTAACGTGGAATTTATATACGGGCGACGGCAAACAATTTACAATGTCCTGGTTAAAAAACCGAGTCGTTAGATTTTTGACAATGCAAAACGGTATCTCAACACCATTGGATAATACATATATTGTAAGCATCTCTTTTTCTTCGGCAAGAAATGTTACTATTGCGGTATCACCTACTTTTGTTGCAGCATCTGCAGCAAATTTGGCAAGCGCAATTTCGCTTCAAGAGGCAATCAATCAGCAAGTTTTATCATTGCCATTCCAATACAACTTTACGGTCACTTATTAATTATGAGTAAATTAATTTTTGCGAACAATGCGACCAGTAACCTTGTGGCTGCGATCTCAAATAGTTCGACCGCTTTGCAATTGACACCTAATACCGGCATGTTATTTCCATCGCCGACAAGTGGCCAATATTTTATTTTAACAATGACCGACGCCGCGACCGGTTTAATTCATGAAATTATGTACGGTACCGCGAAATCAAGCGACACAATTACCGTTGTTCGCGGTCAAGAAAATACTACTGCGCGCGCGTGGTTAGTTGGGGATTATGTCTCATGCTATCCGACAGCGGGTACACAAGCCACTTTTGCTCAACCCGATCAATTGCAACAAGGCGCATATTCATTCTCAATCGCAGGCGGGACAGCAAACGCATTATCGGCGGCAATTGCGGGCGATCTGGCAACAGTTCCCGCAGGCATGCCTTTAATTGTGCAAGCAATTAGTGCCAACACAGGGCCTGCAACATTGCAATTGACAATAGGCTCTATGGTCTTTAGCGCAGTTAACATTGTCAAAGGTAACAATAGCCCATTAGTTGCGAACGACATACCTGCATCTGGCTATCCAATTCAGTTAAATTACTCATCGACGTTTTCAGCATACGTGATGCAGAACCCGGCAACAGGCGTCAGTTCAATCCCTGCGGGCTCTATAGCGCAATTTCCGTGCACGACTGCACCGAGCGGTTATTTACTCCTGAACGGCCAAATAGTTTCGCGTACGACATACGCAAACCTGTGGACTTTTGCGCAAGCAAGTGGAAATATTGTTTCTGATGCGTCCTGGACTGCCGGTCAATTTAGTACTGGCGACGGTGCAACTACATTCAGATTGCCACAATTTGGTGGTTACTTTTTGCGCTCATTAGATAACGGCAATGGAATTGACCCCGGTCGTACAATTGGCTCAATTCAAGGCTCAGCCAACATTAGTCACACGCATACAGCTAGCTCAAGCACGTCAGTCACGCCGTCGTCCACGTCAACGGCAAGTGCAACGTCATTGGTCAACGACCCGGGTCATGCGCACTCAGAAGGTATGGTGTTGGGGGCGGCGGGATTTAATGGCGGCGGTGCATATGTTGGATCAGGCGGTAATCAATTTTCAGGCGGGGGCGCGTCCAATTTCGGGTTTAACGGAAGCCCTTATCCGACAAATGCGGCAAACACAAACGTTACCGTGTCAACCAGCGTGTCTGTCAGCACCACTACCACGGCCAGCGCCTCGACAAGTACGACAGTTAATGCGCAAGGCGGTAGCGAATCGCGACCAATCAACATTTCTGTCATAACCTGCATAAAATATTGAGGTAATTATGGGTGTCGTCATCGCATTACGTGCCGGTCAAACAAACCCGTTATCTTGGGCGCAGGTTGACGCAAATTTCACCAATTTGGCGAATGCAGTTAATGCGCTACCGGTTCCGGCTGGTGGCACAACGTCGCAACGACCAACTTCACCAATCTTATATCAACAATATTTCGATACCACATTAGGTCAACTAATAACGTGCTCAAGTTTAACCGGCCCGACATGGGTCAATGCTGCGGGAGTTTCAGTATGAAGAAAATTATATTATTGCTTTTATTTTTAATATCCGGCGTTCAAGCGCAAACTTTTCAAGTCAACAATTTGAATGCGTCGGGTACGGTTACAGCATCGTCTTTAGTCGGCCCGTTGACCGGCAATGCTTCAAGTGCCACAACGGCAACAAGCGCGACAAATTTAGCAGCGGGCGGCGCCGGACAATTGGTATGTCAAACGTCTACCGGCACTACCGGCTATATTGCTTTAGGTACGGCAGGTTATTTTTTACAAGCTGGTGCATCGGGCTGCCCCACGTGGGTTGCCGGATCAGCTTATACGCCCGGTTCCGTGACCATTACTGGAGGTTCAATCAACGGGACGACCGTTGGCCTAACTACACCAGCAGCAATCAAAGCGACGACCATTAATGCAACAGGATCGGTTATTTTAGCAAGCACGTCACCGTTGCTTGTTTTAAACGATTCGTCCGGAACAGGTCTTGCGCAATTGCTTTTTGACAATTCCGGTAATTCAGAATGGGACTTGGAAAACATTAGTTCGACTAATCAGTGGGTGCTACAGCGATTTATATCTGGCACATTTCAAGATTACCCAATTACTGTATCTAACTCGACTGGCGTTGTGAGTCTTGTCGATGGCGTAATCATTAATCCATCGACACCGACATCTACAGAAGTTCAAATCGGATCGGGCTCGGCATCTTCGCAGGGTTGGTATATGGGCAATTTGGCGACCGACAATAGTGGAATTTGGACAACGGGCGTCACGCCATCTTCGACCAATTTTGTAATGGCGGCTACCAGCAGCAATACCTATATTAATTCGTCTTTGGGGGACGCTTTTTACGTTGGCGGTGCATCCGTTTTTAGTTGTTCAAATCTTTGTCAGTTCCAAGTCAATGCCGGTTTTGCAAGCACGAACGGAATCATCGGCACAACGTCCGGCAATAATACCGCCGCTGGCAATGTTGGCGAATTTCCGACACCGACAAATTTAACTGGCGTATCTCTAACCACCGGCACTGGGGCAAATATTAGTAGTTTTAGTTTGACAGCCGGTGATTGGGACGTGTGGGGAGTGTGTGAAATTAATCCGGCAGCGACGACAATTCCCACTAATCTCATATGCGGAGTGTCTACAACGTCGGCGGCGGTGGGCGCAGCGGGCTCATTTTTACGCATACAAAATACAATGCAAACGGGGGCGTCGCAGGATGCGAGTGCCCCGATCCAACGTATCAATATTTCGGCGACAACCACAGTTTATTTAGTGGTCTCATCCTCTTTCACTGTCAGCACAGAAACCGCGAGCGGCTATTTGTTTGCCCGACGTAGACGTTAATTAAATTTAAAGGATATTAAAAATGGATGACGATCAAAAATTACCGCAACCAATTAAAACGCCCGAAGAGGAAGAAATCGGCGGGAATTTACCACAACAACCGCCAGTTAAGCCGTAAACTATGCGCGGAATACGTTCCAGGTTGATAGCGCTGACCATTTTATTATGGTCAGATTTTTTATCAGCTTACGTTTTAAATTTCATTCCGACCAACGGAGCGTATCTGTTCGCGTGTGTAAATTTCAGCTTTTTAACATTGCTTTTGATTTTAAAAAATAAACCGACCTCTGTCATGGTTGACGTTTCACTACTCATGTTTGGGCAGATGTGTACACATATTTTCGCGTGGCTAATTGCGACATACGTTACGTTCCCTTACTTTTATCACAATGCGATTCTAACTATCGTTATAATTACTTATCTACGGCTAATTTGGATAGGTAAAAGTGATGGAAACATTGTGCAATATCCTCGTTGGCTTGTATTTTGTTGTGATTATAATTTGGTCAATTTATTTAATAAAGGTGTTCGGCCATGAGCCATTTCCAGACGATAACGCACAAGATCAACGAACTGATTTCGACACCTGAGGTCGGCGCGACAGTCGGATTATCTACGGGTTTATTGGGGTATCTGAATGCGTTTATGCAAGAATTTCCAATTATTCATGACGGTATCAGTTTGCTTGCGCTAATTTTAGGTTGTGTGCTAACGTACATTACGATTAGAATTTACATTGTCAACTGGCGCATCCGAAAAATGGAAGCGCGGGAAATCGAGATTCGACTTTTGCGACAAGAATTGGCTTTGCTGAAAGATCAAAATGCAACCTGATGATTTTATAGCTCAAATTGCCCCAGCGGCACAAGCGCTTTACCCTTCGACGGGCGTATTCCCCTCCGTGGTCGTCGCGCAAGCTATTTTTGAATCCGGCTGGGGTTCGTCGGAATTAACAATTCGGGCCAATAATTTGTTTGGCATTAAAGCTGACCCGGCATGGAATGGGCAAACAATTTCATTGCCAACGATTGAATATGAAAACGGTGTGGCCGTAACTGTATCGGCTAACTGGAGATCATATCTGACATGGCAAGCATCAATCTTAGATCACACTAATTTTTTACATGACAACGAACGTTATGCAGGGTTGTGGGTGTTGGCCACACCGCAAGAATTTTGCCAAGGTTTGCAAGACGCCGGATATTCTACCAATCCGAACTATGCTCAAATGCTGATCGATGAAATATCAGCACGTAATTTAACACAATATGACACGGTGGCGTCATGAACCCAACTTTGGTATTCTTGGTAAAAATTTTATCGGCGGCAATTCTTGGGGCCGCGTGGGTTTATTTGACACTGTTCCCCATGCCCCACAGTGACACGGTATTGATCGGCATACTGCCGCTTTTGACACTGCTACTTCAAGACTTAACAAAGGGTTTAAAAAGCAATCCCAGTAACACTCAACCGGAGGAACAGAAATGAAAAAATATCTCAGTTTTTTGGCAATTTGGTGCTCAATCTGTATCGCAGCATGTTCAACAACCGCGACAGCACCCCAGATACAAACGACGTATTCGAAAGCATGTCTGGCGTACGCGGGGGCGTTACAGACCGCAAGCACGTTAGCATCGGCAGGGAAACTGTCGGCGGCATCGATTGCGGAAATCAACCAACTGGACGCGCAAATAACACCAATTTGCAGCCAGCCAGCGCCAGCCGATCCGACAGCGGTAACGCAACAAATCATGTCAGCAGTAACGAATCTGTTGGCCGACTCAATTCAAGGAAAATAATCATGGATAACGCACCAACAACAGAAACCACAGCGGTTATTGATGAAGCAGCCGGTGTATTGGCGGCAGTCAATCCGGCAGACGCGGCAATTGCCGCTTCGATCCCCGCAATCATCAATGTGATACAGGGTATCAACGCGCTGTCATCATCCGGGGTAGTGACCGCAGATCAATCAGCGGCGGTCATTCAGCAAGTCATTGCCGCGCATGCTGCATGGGTGGCAGCCACCGCCATCAAACACGCATGAAACCCATTCGCGTCGCCTTGTCGGGCTCGGGGTTTAAATTCCCCGCGCACGTCGGCGCGCTTATGGCAATTCAAGACGCCGGATACAAACCTGTTGAATATGCAGGTACATCCGGCGGCTCTCTAATTTCTGCATTGGCCGCATCCGGCATGCCGTTGACTAAAATGCGCGACATTGCGTTAACACAAAACTGGTCAAATATTTTAAAATTTACTCCGACAGCCTTAATGCGGGGTGGTTTCTGCAACGGTAAAAATCTACAGTCTTTGATTGGTAATTACACCAAACATCAAACGTTCAGACAATTGCGCACCGATTTAACCATTGTGGCGTCCGACGTGGCGTCAGAGTCGTCATTCGTTTTTAATAAATACAACACCCCTGACATCAGCATTGCTAAAGCAGCGCGGTCTTCTGCGTCAATACCATTCGTTTATTCGCCGGTGCAAATCGGCAAAGCATTATTGATGGATGGTGGTATGATTGACAACATTCCTGCCGATTTATTGGTTAAAGACGATATCCCGCGTTTAGGGATTCAGTTGGTCTCAAAACAAAGCCCATTCAGCGCCGCAAAATCATCGCTATTCAACGTTGCTCCTAGGTTGTTAGACTTAATGCTCAGCGCTACGGAAAACGCTCATAGAGCGCTTGCGTTGCAATCAGGGGTACATTTTGCGTACATTGAAACCGGGTTTGCCGGAGGTTTAGACAAAAACATGACTTTTGAGTTACGATCAAAATTGCTCATGACCGGATACAACGAAACCCGATCGGCGTTGACTGAGATGGTATAATCATGCTGTGTGCTTGGGATGTGAGCTCTGATTAATTCATGCCCTCCCAAGCGTTAGCACCAAACCACATCATCAAATAGCACTGTGGCGATCGTTTCGTGCACAATCCCAAATATGTAGATATTCTGTACTTGTAAATATCCATACCGAAGCAAAACGATGTAATTTGAAATCATGGCAACACCCCCAAATCTCGCAAGATTGATTCACAGTTCGCAGCATACCAATCGTAGTCGATATCGCTCGGAAATTCATCTGGTAAAGTCATACAGGGTTGCGCACCTTCTGATCTACCTACGGTATTCCCATTTTTTGCGTACACAATGGTACCCGGACTATTTACACCATAATACCAGCGAATGACTTTCCCAAGATATTCTCGAACTTGTGGATTAAAACAGGTCTGATAGGCTTCCTGAGCAGTCATCGATACGGACTCAAATGTATCCGGTAGGTTTTTAATCCATCGACGCCCGACTTTCAGCCATCCATTTGCTTCCAATACTGGCACCATGTCTTTAACAAGTGCATTTTTATCAGGCCCTTTACCCCACAATTTCACCGCACCGCCTGCTACTTTTTGAATTGTCACAAATTTACGGATATCGCGACAAGCCGCAATCGTTGTGCGAACCGGCGTACCATGCACCAAGTATTTTTCTACCGCATCCGAGCAAATTTCAACGTCGGGGTTCTTCTTTGCGGCCAGTCCAGATAGGGCATATTCACCTTTGCGCTTTACGTCGTCGGGTGTTTTTATCGCGTAATAGTTATTTACATCGCGCGCGTACAATGCAACATAATCCGAAGTTTCCATTTCTAACCCGGTGCGCTTTTCCCATTCTTTAATCAGCATTTCACTTGTGGTCAACAAATGATTTGGGCATTCGATCACAATGCCATCGGTGTTGGCCGATCGCACAGGTATTCCATAATATTCATGCCATTCGATTAGCATCAAAATTGATAATTGTCCGGTCAACGTTGTTTGAATCAACATTTCCGGCGCAAACAATATTGAATACGGTGAGCCGGTTTTACCAAATGGGCCGTTAATTTGAATCTTGCCGCCTTCGGAGCCGACTTTAGCGTCGTCGTATTCGATACAATCAGTCTGATGTGCATCTTTCAATCGCGCCAGCGTGGCTTTATGCACCAGACGTTCATCTCGAATAGCCGTGTATTCTTTAGTAAATGCCGGGCCGAGCGCAGCAGGAAATTTTCCCGAATTAATCATAAGTGCCGGGTAATAACTGGCCACATCGGGCATGCGCACAGTCTTGTTTGCATCACTAACAAGTATTAATTTTTGCTCTTGGCTGTGAAGTCCGCCAATACCCATTTTATAGGTAGTATCGCCGAGCGTAATCGTTAAACCTTCCAGTGCGGCAGGCATGCCAACTGTGGCATTCGGGTTCAGTGTAAAGATCGATGATTTGACCGCTTCGAATGCGGCAATCAGAGCAGGATGGGTAAATGCAATAAAATCAGGCGCTTCATATTTAAAACGCAAATTTATATTTACATCCTGTCTGTATAATTTACGACCGAGAACATTTTCACAGCGTAGTTTTAAGACAGTTTCGCCTATTTGGGCATCCGATTTACTGCGCAGATCAATGCCATAACGTTGACTTAATGCCCTGCGAAATTTCAATTCAGATTTTAGCCCGTCGAAAACATCCTGCAACAATTGTAAATCGTTGCCACAATAATCAAACACGTTTTTTATTTCATCCTCAGTCAAACGCGTGTCTGGCTCATACGGCAGGTCTTGCAATCGCTTGCTATGGACACGAGCGGCAAGTTGTTTTAGCGATGCTTTGACACCAGGGCATGTTTCGATAATATCGATGTGGTCGAGAGGTTCCCATTTGGCGGGTAGATTGATATCCCATGGTTTAATTCCCTGAACAATAATCTGATCATTTAAAAATTTCAATTGCGCCGGTGTGTATCCACATAAAGCAGCGTTGATCATAACAACGTCATAGTTGCGACCATTAAAACTGACGGCAGTAACAACGTCAAATAGCCAACGAATTCTAAAACCCTGCTCAGGCGTCAATCGTTGACCTTCGCGCAGTTCAAAACTGTAACCGTTTTTAAATCGGAGCAACCAATAATTCGGATAACATTCGGTGTCGAACATTATTTCGGGTTTGATCATGATTTAGGAACCCAACCTTGCAAATTAAAATAGGACTCCTCGCCGCGAATGACGTGTGTACCTTCCTCGGTGCGTTCAACACGACAGTTTGCTAGCGTAAAATCCGCGCGCACGCCGTGAAATTCAAACCCCGCGATGTTGGGTAGCAATCGTAATGGGCGGACTTCTTTGGTATCAATCACTTTACGCATTTGCATGCTCATTTTTGATCCAATGCGCGAATTGCTTCGGCAATTGATTCATTGGTGCGCTCAAGATCGTCAACATGCGCCTGCAACAGATCATTAAATTCCGCCGCTAACTGTTTGGGCAATTTTTCTAAAAAAGCGTCAAAATGAATGAAAATTTCATCAGTGTCCAGCATCGCATCTTGCAATATTCCGACCGCTTTGCATGCAGATGGCACAAATTGATCCTCAAGCTGGCGATCAATAAAATTGACAATATCGGCACCGAATTGCGAACCGGCATACATCTGCGCTTTTTGATGTTCAGATAATTTCATAGTTATGGCTCCCATATGGATTTAGGCGTGAAAGCAATAAATGCGCCACCCGTAAATACGAACCAAACATAAAACGTACGACTAGCCTCCGACCATTCAAATACATTCCAATCTAAAACAATGAATCCGCCAGCAACATAAAGTGCCAAAGACCACAAAATGATTAAAATGAATCTTTTCATAATATCCTTTTAATTTGGCTAACGTAGGTGACAACCCGACCCCAAAAAACAGCAATAACCGGATATTCACCAACGACAGGGGGTGTGTGGATATCATCGGAATTTCGTTGCACCACACTGCCCACAATTGACACATTTTCGAACTCTTTGCCATCAACACATCGTATCATTTGCGCCTCACTTAAAAATAGCCCGGTCACGCATCACAGCAACCGGGCGCAAAATTACGCAACCGTCATCAGACCATTTTGAATTAATAATGCGTCGGTGTACCCGGCAGCAATATACTGGTCATAGGTACCTTGCGCCGCAGCCGTCATGCGTTTGACCGGGGTGGCAGTCAATCCCGGCAGCGCGGCAACTGGCCCGGCTTGTAAGAATGCTGGATTCGGCACAATAGGTAATTGCGGAATGCCTTGAGTAACCGGGGCAGCTTGTTGCTGTGGCTGATAGCTTGCCACGCTGGCAGGTAACGCATTAAGTCCAGGTAATCCCGGCAATTGCGCGCCTGGGCTGGCGGGCAATCCGACAACTGGACTAGCCGTAGCAAACCCGCCAATTGGCACCGCTGACGCCCCTGCTGGCAACGGTACGCCTCCAAAACCTGCCTCAGACACATCGGGGCCAGATATGATCTCCTCGCCGTACGCAACCCACGCAATCATGCGCGGATTGACGTAAATGCCAGCCGATTCAGCGGGGGCGTTATCCGTTAATTCGAGATTGACCTGTACATAATGCCCGCACTTGACAAAATCGTCTTCACCAACGATTTGAACCCATTGCTGCGACTGATCTTGGCGGAACAAGCGAGGTGCTTGCATGCTGGTTGAAATTGAGATAATCCAATGCCCGACATTATGCGGCGTGGCATTTGGCGCACGTCCTTTTTTGTTCGGCATCGCGCTATCGCCGTCCGTTACTTTCCACGCGAAGTCTGGCCGCTGCCACGCCCCATTCGGAAAACCGCGCTGTGCAACGGCAAGGAAATGTTGACCCCATGACTCTTGCGTAAAATGCGCACAGCCTGGTGTTTTCGTGATTGCCAAGCCAAACGCCCATTTTTTGGTCGGTTTGCCTTTATTCTGGCCGGATTTTACAACAAGAGGATTACCATCTTTGTCTGCCGTTTGTGGAGTGTAGACGCTGCCCCAGACGATGCGACCAACTGGTGTGGTAAAAATTGCTGAATTCTTTGTGCTCATGATTGAAATGCCTTTTTAACTAAAAGATTATCGATAGGAACGAGTTTAATTTCACCATTAGATTGACCGCTATATGAATCAATTAAATCCGGGTCCAGTTTTTTTAACGCTTTCGCCTGGGTCGGTGTGACGACTTCGGGCGGTTTTAATAAATCAACGCCAAACATATTTCCAAATGCCGCAATTTCAGGTACAGATTTAATCCAGATGCGACGTGATTTAGTTGGTTCCAAATGATAGAAAGGAACAATTTCCCCATTACGCAAAAGTGCTTTGGCCTGCTCAATCAAACCACGTTCGCGCATTTCCAATTTACTGATTGCCCGCTGTACGGCACGCAACTCATGACCAACCTGCACACTACTCAGTTCAAACGGCACCGACTCGTCACTGGTATCAACCCCACGCATTGCATCTGCCTGCAACGCTTTGCAAACATGCGATGCGCTACAGTATTCACAATGCGACCCCGTGGTAACTCGCGCATCAGGACGCACTGCCAATTCCGCACTCGCATGTAATTGATTGAAATGTCCGCGCAAGTGGGATGTAGAAATTGTCCAACGACGCACTTGTCCGTCTGGGTGATAACTACGAGGTTGGACAATGACAAATTCGACTTGTGTAAATTGATCCGCATGGCCATCGATTTTCAATTCGTCGATAATCCCACATGCATAATCCATCAACTGCCAATTTTCAAACACTTCAACAAATTCATGACCATATTTAAAATCAACAATAGTCAGCAATCCCGGACGATACGCCCAAAAATCAGGCGTTCCCCAATTTTGTTGATGTACATATGGTATTGCGACGGGCGCCTCGCATGCCGCTCGAATCACGGTTGAATCTTGCATAATATCCGCAATAATACCGTGGCATAACTCAACCGCAGCCAACATCTCAGGATCAAGCGTCACGCCATTTTCAGCAACCTGCCCGAGCGCAACCTGGCGACCATGCACCAGTTCTTTCAAAAACCAATGCGCGCCAGTCCCTTCGATCGCTTTCGGGCTATCGGCAGGTTCACGGTACAACTGCTGCATTTTTGCCGAACCAGCGCAATTTACCCACACGTGCGCGGATGAGGGTGCTAAAAATGCGTGAGCACTCATGCTACTGACGCCAGTTGCTGACAACGGAACAGCACATTTTTAAACAAATCAGGACGTGCCGCCAGCATGCTAAATTGGTCAACGCCAGATTCTTTGCAAATTTTTGTAATCTGGTCATTGGTAATTTTGTTGGCCGACAATAAACCGGTCAATTCCTGAATCAATACGGGCCATGTCAGTATGTCAGTATTAAGTGGGGTCAATGGCGATTGAGGGGCTGGCTGAGCGGGTGCTGCCAATGCTGCGCGCAATTGCGCTTCGACCGCTTGAATGACAGATTTGTCCGCACCACGTTTGTAACGCCATGACCCGTCTTGGTTTTTCTCTTTCGAAGAAGAATGAATGTCTGGATGCCACGGGAAGCCGTTTTTATCCGTGTCGCCTTGGGCAGGGTTTGAAAGGGTCGCAACCGCTGACTGAGTAGTGCCCGTTTGCGCAGGTGCCGGTATGTTGAAAGCCGCTGCAGGCGGTAACGATACGTTGGGCAGTTGAGAAGTAATTGGCACAATCGGAGACTGAGCGGCAACGGCAATATTGGATACAGGGGCCGTGCCGAACGCTACGTTTGGGTCGAATGACTCCGGCAGCGATTGAATCAGAGTTGACGGTTGTACATACGCATGCTTCGCAATAATCGGATTGACATCAGCGCCAGCATCGGGTAAATCGGCAGGTTTAATTTTAAATGACAAAGACTCAACGGGCGTATCTGCAAGTATCAACAATATTTGCCGCTCCAAATCCGTAAGTTGATTGATGTCGTTAATTATAATTTGCATTTCAAATTCTCCAGTAAGTTAGTAATGCCATTGCATTTTGACGATGCCGTCAATGTTTGTCAAGATTTATTTTTATTCAGAGCAATCCATTTTTAGACATGCCGTATTTAGTTGCGCCGCAGGCACATTTAAAAACACCTTTCGCAGAAATTTTCAGATAACCGGGGCGTGGTGAAGTTCGCAACGCCACATCTTTAACCCATTCCCATTTATGCGTTTTACCGACTGTACATTTTTTTGTCGCTCATTTCCCAATCCCACAAAGTTTTAATTTAGCTGACCTCAAGTCAGAATTGTTCCACCATTTGACCGCATCGACCGAATTACACTCATGTCGAGTAATGATCGTTTCGACTGGCACATTCTTAATCACGGTGACAATTCGCGGGTCTGGCCGCGCACCATATCCAAACAAATACCCCGCAATTGCAGCGACGGTCAGATATGCAAAGAAATTAATGCGCCTCATATTTTTAAAAATTTTGCCAAGTTGGTCAAAATTGCCGTGTGACTGCCTGGAATAATCGGATGATGCGGATTGTGCAAAGCGCTGTAAAATGGATGTGCCTGCCAATTAAAACCTAATTTATGCTGTGCTGCACGGATGCGGATTGCGTTACGTTCTTGAAGTGACTTAACTCCAGTTCGCTTTATTGACGGGGGATGACCCAAGCGCATTCGAAATTCATTAATTTGCGATAACGTTCTCATACCAACCTCGCATTACGTTTCATTGATCGATACGCATAACGCCCGCAACTTATATAAAGTTTGCGATCTCCTGTAAAATATTCGTAAAATTGCGAGGCTTTGTGAACTAATTTTATTTCTTTCACATCAATCCCAGCCCTGCGAAGTTTTTGACGTATTTCTTTGCATTTCTTTGCATTTCTTTGCATTCATTTTATTTTTTCCTATTTATGTTGACATGATCGGTATGCTCATGCTAGCCCCCGCCATTGAAATGATTTAATTAAGCCGTCGTCATCATATAAAACGAACGACTTTTCCATATGCAAAATTGCTAAATTTGGATGAATATCTCCCCAATACCAAAATTCGCCATCCCAATATGAAAAGTTTAGTAACCAAGGGCCGCATGCGCCAACTTGTCGGGCAATTTCATAAACACCAATTCGCGTAGGCATTTTCGTACTTAAAAACCATTTTGTTAACACGATCGGTATGCTCATGCCAGACCCAACCTTATGTTCTTTAAGTGTGGGCATAATTAGTTAATCTCAGTGAGTAATCGAATCAAAGTTTCGGCTTCCCAAATAAAATGGTTACGCACCGCCGACCTCGCCGCCGACTCCGCCGACCTCGCCGCCGACTCCGCCGACCTCGCCGCCGACTCCGCCGACCTCGCCGCCGACTGCACCGCCGACTCCGCCGCCGACCACGCTGCCGACCACGCTGCCGACTGCACCGCCGACCTCGCCGACCTCGCCGCCGACCTCGCCGACCTCGCCGCCGACTGCACCGCCGACCTCGCCGCCGACTGCACCGCCGACCTCGCCGCCGAATGCACCGCCGACCTCGCCGCCGACTCCGCCGACTCATTGTCTTTAAATACATGATTCAATTCATCAAAACAATAATCAATAACCTTTTGAATCGCAATTTCACATTCGCGAGCATACGGTTCCGAATTATCTTTTAATCGAAGTAAATCAATTTGATGGCGTTCGATTGCCAATTGCCACCGAACATGCTCAATATCAACACCAATTTTAATCGCGCTCAAAGTTGACATAGCGAATGCTGGCGCATTTTCTTTTGGCAGACCTTCGAAAATTGTGTCGCATAACTGTGCATACCATTCAGGTAAACCGAGTTCTATTGGATAACGATCATGTTGATACGCATGCAAAATACAACCAACGTTGCAGCCTCGCGAACCATCAAATCCGGTTCCTTGAATTATTTGATCAAGTCGATGATGTTCTGTTAAACGATCAACGTAAAATTGTTTTACTTCGGGTTTGTTGTGAAATGCTTGCATTTAAAATTCTCCGGTTTATGTTGACAACGACCTCAGATTAAATTACATTGACGGCTCTGTCAACAATTATTTTTAAGGGGGATGTAATGACATCGATTGACACTTATTACTTACTAATTTGCATAATTCCGATATATGTAATACTAAAAATCATAAGTATTGCACTAGCAAATATACTTTCCAAGTTGCGTAATAAATGACGCACTTACGCAACTTCCAGCAGGTTTTAAAAGACCGCATTTTTATTGCGTGGCAAGACCCTGCCAAGCGTAAATTGATGCCGGTGCTACCTACGGGCGGCGGCAAGACCGTCGTCGTGAGCGACTGTGCCATTACGTTGAATGAACCCGGCGCATTTATAGCGCACCGCGCAGAATTGACTGCACAAATGTCGCTTGCCATCGCACGCAACGGCATCCGTCACCGCATTATCGGCCCAGAGAAGTTGCAAAAAATTATTATGCAAATCCATCTACGCGAATTAGATAATAATTATATTAATCCGCATAGCAAGTGGGCGGTGGCTGGCGTGGATACATTGGCGAAAGTGTCACCCAGCGATCCGATATTTACCCAATCTCGATTTTGGGCAATTGACGAGGGTCACCACGTCCTACGACATAACAAATGGGGTAAGACTGCTGCCAAATTTCATAGGGATTGTTTCGCTCTGATGCCCACAGCAACGCCCATACGTGCAGATGGGATGGGATTAGGCGCTCATGCTGACGGGTTGGTCGATGAAATGATTATCGGCCCCGGCATGCGCGATCTGATCAATCAGGGCTATTTGTGCGACTATCGACTGATCTGCCCGCGCAATGACTTGGATATGAGCAAGGTTCATCACTCAGCGGACGGTGATTTTAACCAAATTGAAATGCGCGACGCGGTAAAGAATTCGCAAGTTATCGGCAATGTCGTGCGTGACTATTTAAAATTTGCCAAGGATATGTTGGGTGTCACTTTTGCTGCCGATATCGAACAGGCTGGGGATATTAGCAGACGATTTAATGCCGCAGGCGTCCGGGCCGAAGTGGTCACGGGTAATACGCCAGCGGATGTGCGTGCGAGCATCCTGCGTAGATTTGCGCAGCGTGAAATTATGATGCTGGTTAACGTCGATCTGTTTGGCGAAGGGTTTGATTTGCCCGCAGTTGAAGTCGTTATCATGGCGCGGCCAACAGAGTCATACAGTCTCTACGCGCAACAATTCGGAAGAGCCTTGCGCATCATGGTTGAGTCGCGCTTAAATTCCACATGGCATACATTTACCGACGCCGAGCGCCTGTTGTACATTGCCGGGTCGCGCAAGCCTAACTCATTAATTATTGATCACGTCGGTAATTGGAAGCGCCATAATTTGCCAGACAAACCCAGAATTTATACACTGGATCGACGTGAGAAACGGGCGCCCACAATTGACGAAGATATTTTACCTTTGCGTAATTGCGCGGAGTGTAGCAGACCATACGAGAAGTCATATAAAACTTGTCCGCATTGCGGCTACGAGCACATCCCGGCATCCCGTGACAGTCCGGCAGAGGTTGATGGCGATATGAATGAAATCTCACCGGCAATGCTGGCGCAGCTACGCGGTGAGATTGCAAAAATTGACAACCCGATGGTAGCCCCGCGTGGATTTAACGACATCATCGTCCGATCTTTGCAAAATAAACACTATGCCAAACAGCAAGCGCAATTTGAATTACGTCAAGCGATGATGATATGGGGCGGCCATCAGACAGCACTAGGTCGGCAAATTGACGAAGCGCAACGTCGGTTTTATCATTTGTTTAATATTGACGTATTGTCTGCACAAGCATTGAATGCGAAAGATGCGGAAGAGCTTAAAGCAAGAATTTTATTAAAATTATCAGTTGACGGAATTGTCAATAATCGGAGACAATAAGATCATGAATGAAACTCCTATCCAACAACGCATACGACTACAAGCGGCAAATTCCGGCTGGATATTGTGGCGCAACAATGTTGGTGTTTTTAAAACCGAACGCGGCGTTCCGGTACGATTCGGACTTGCCAACGATTCGCCAGCAATGAATAAACGCATTAAATCGGCAGACTTGATCGGTATCCGCCCGGTATTAATCACGCAGGATATGGTCGGCAAAGTTATGGGGCAATTTGTCAGCATTGAAGTAAAACGTAGCGACTGGAAACCGGGCGATGATCCTGAACGCGAACAGGCACAGCAACATTGGGCCGATATTGTTAATGAACTGGGCGGTTACGCCAAATTTAGTACAGGGGAATTATGAAAACCGACACACAAATTAAATCCGAAATGGTAGATAAGGCGCTGGCACTGGCCGTAAAAATCGGATTTGCAAATCTTACCCGCGCCAACATAAGCGAGGCGTGCGGCATCACCCCGTCACTCGTCAATCATCGATTTGGGACAATGACCGAAATGCGAAGAACGATTGCGCGAGCGGCGATCCGCAGCGAGACATTGCCGGTCATTGCCGAGCTTGTGGCAACAAAAAACCCGTTAGTTAAAAAGATTCCAGACTCGCTTAAAGCGCGCGCCATCGCGCAATTATAAAAATGCACAATTTAGTTCAGGCGTTAGGCGCTTCGGGCGCACTACGCGGCTTTGTCTACTTTAAGCAGTTTATCGTCTGCCAATATGTGCCGGACGAAACACGCCCGGGCAAGACGCATAAATTTCCTATTCATCCTACGCACGGGTACCGCACTGACGCGCACGATCCGTCGATTTGGATTAATGCTCAGGATGCCATTCGTATCGCCACATTATTTGGGCCGGATCATGGGGTCGGCTTTGTATTTACCGAACAAGACCCGTTTTGGTTTATTGACGTGGACGAATGCATTACTGACTCAGGCTATACGCCAATCGTGATGGAATTGGCGGCATTATTCCCAGGATGCGCCGTAGAGATTAGCCACTCTGGCCGAGGTTTGCATTTTTTCGGCATGGGTCGGGTAACGGACGACCGGCGCATTAAAGATAAAACCAATAAATTGTTTGATTTGTTTACTAAAAAAAGATTTGTTGCACTGACTGGCGTTGGCGCTGTTGGTTCAGTCGATGGTTGCAACTATAGTGATAGTCTGGCTGAGTTAGTCAAGCGACATTTAATGCGCGATCCGAACGAATCTGACGCTGGCTGGACAGCCGAGCCGTGCGAAGAATGGCGTGGGCCGGAAGATGATGAGTTGTTGATTCAACGTGCCTTACGATCTCAATCAGCATCGTCTGCGTTCGGTAACAAAGCCAGTTTTGCCGATCTGTGGAATGCCGACATTGCCGCACTTGGTCGGTGTTTTCCACATCCAACCGAACCGTATGGGCATAGTGAAGCTGATAGCGCGCTTGCCATGCACCTGTCATTTTGGACCGGTAAAAATTGCGAACGTATCCGGCGCATTATGATGCAGTCGCAACTTTACCGGCAGAAATGGGAGCGCGAGGATTATTTACCGCGCACCATTTTAGCAGTCGTCCGATTGTCGCATGATGTATTGACTGACAAACACCCGGAACCAGTTCAGCAGGTCGAGTCTGGCAACATTGAGACCCCCGTGCCAAAAATGGTTGAGGGGAATGTCTATCTGGGTGCACAGGAGCAAATTAATACGTTTAAGGGATGCGTATACGTTCAAGACATGCACCGCATCATGGTACCGTCTGGAAACCTGTTAAAGCCAGATCAATTCCGCGTTGCCTACGGCGGGTTTATGTTTCAGATGGATGTGGAGAACCGTCGATCAAGCAGGGATGCATTCGAAGCGTTTACGCAGTCTCAACTCTACCGAGCACCAAAGGTGGATACATCCACATTTAGACCAGATTTAAAACCGGGGATGATCGTTAATACTGGCGGCATGACGCGAGTTAACTCTTACGTGCCGATCAACATGCCGAGACGGGTCGGCGACCCTGCGCCATTTTTAAATCATTTACATAAATTATTGCCGGTTGAACGCGATGCGCTAATTTTACTATCTTACATGTCTGCAGTCGTCCAATACAAAGGTATTAAATTTCAATGGTGCCCATTTATTCAGGGTGTGGAAGGTAATGGTAAATCCCTATTTAGTCGATGTGTGGATTATGCTGTAGGCGATAAATATTCACACTGGCCCAAGGCCGACCAGATACATAAAAATTTCAATATGTGGCAGTTGAATAAGATATTTATTGCCGTTGAAGATATTTGCATCAGTGAGTCAAATAAATCAGTGTGGGAATTGTTGAAGCCAATGATTACCGGGGAAAAGCAGTCAATTGAGCCCAAAGGTGTGGACGCTGCAACCAGGTACGTATGCTGCAATTACATCCTAAATGGGAACAGTAAAAACGGTATTCCCAAAACACAGAATGACCGAAGAGCTGCACCATTATTTACGGCTCAGCAATCGAAGGGTGATCTGGTGCGCGACGGAATTACGGCAGAATACGTCACGGGTTTATACAACTGGTTAAAAAATGAAGATGGTTACGCCATCGTGTCTGAATTACTGCACACGTTCCCTATACTGCCAGAATTTAACCCCGCCAGCGCATGCCAGGTTGCACCGATCACAAGCAGCACTGATGAGGCTATTAGCGAGTCGCAAGGATTGATCGATCAAGAAATATTGGAAGCCGTCGCGCAGGGGCAGGAGGGCTTCTGCGGTGGTTTTATTTCGTCGATTGCTCTGGACAGATTGATTGACCGTCGCCACACAAACAACAAAATTGCGCTCAATCAGCGCCGCACCATTCTGCAACGCCTAGGTTATGACTGGCATCCGGCATTACCGCAAGGGCGTGTCAATAACATTGTGTTGCCAGACAACGGCAAACCTCGACTTTACGTCACAAAATTATCTCCTCACTACCATCTTACCAACGCCGCCGATGTTGCGCGCGCATACACTGATTCGCAAATATCTCAATTGTTACAATTTAAATGTTGACGGCTCCGTCAACTTTATTTAATCTGCGTACATCAACAAACCGACCGGAGATTAAATAAAATGACAACCCAAGTTAAAACAAGTCTCATTCTGCGCACATGCCGCGCTGACATGACATCTAAAAACGGTTTCAAATGGCCATCAGTTGGTGAGGTAGCAACTGCACCAGATTGGAAACCGAATGCCGAATGTGGAAATGGTCTACATGGCTGGTTATATGGTCAAGGTGATCATTCATGTAGTGAGTATTTGGATGAAACCGCAAAATGGCTCGTCGTTGAAGTCATTACCGAAAATATTGTGATGTTGGACGGAAAATGCAAATTTGAACGCGGCGTGGTTCGATTTATCGGCGATAAAAAATCAGCAACCGACTTCCTTATCGCTAATGAGCCTCAATGCGCAAAAGTCGCTGTAATTGGCGCAACTGTAATTGTCGGAGATACTGAAAATGCATTAACTGGCCATAGCGGCACTGCCACAGCGGGCTATAGCGGCACTGCCACAGCGGGCTATAGCGGCACTGCCACAGCGGGCGACTACGGCACTGCCACAGCGGGCTATAGCGGCACTGCCACAGCGGGCCATAGAGGCACTGCCACAGCGGGCTATAGCGGCACTGCCACAGCGGGCTATAGCGGCACTGCCACAGCGGGCTATAGCGGCACTGCCACAGCGGGCTATAGCGGCACTGCCACAGCGGGCGACTACGGCACTGCCACAGCGGGCGACTACGGCACTGCCACAGCGGGCGACTACGGCACAATTTGCATTAAATATTGGGATTCAAAAAATGAACGGTATCGCACAGTTGTCGGATACACCGGCGAGGATGGAATTGAAGCTAACGTTGCGTACAAACTGGACTACGATCATAAATTTGTGAGGGTGGCATGACAACCCAAGCCGATTTTTACACTACAAAATATGCCGGATGCTGGCGCATTGCAAGAATAAAACGGCATTGTTTGGTGCCGCTGTGTTTAAACCACATACAACCCGGTGAACGATACTTTGACACGATGCAGCTTGAGAATCCGAGGCTTTCGCGCCGGACTAAAATTTTATGCGCGACTTGCGCTAACAAAAACATAGGGTAAACTGATATGAGATTCGAATCGCAGAAAACGGAAAAAGGTAACGTTAGGGTCAGTTATGTTTCTCAAGAATTAGCTGACGAACAAGCGAAGCAAATGGACGCTAACGGAAACAAGAATTGCAGAGATTGCATAGATTGCAGAGATTGCATAGATTGCAGAGATTGCAGCGGTTGCAGCTATTGCATCGATTGCAGCGGTTGCAGCGGTTGCAGAGATTGCAGCTATTGCAGAGGTTGCTGCTATTGCAGCGGTTGCAGCTATTGCGGCGGTTGCAGCTATTGCAGCTATTGCAGCTATTGCAGCGGTTGCATCGATTGCAGCTATTGCAGCGGTTGCATCGATTGCAGCTATTGCAGAGGTTGCAGCGGTTGCAGCGGTTGCAGAGATCGCAGCTATTGCAGCGATTGCAGCGATTGCAGCGATTGCAGCGATTGCAGCGATTGCGTGGGCAAATCCGATACGCTTAAAATACCAAAAATTGAAAATATCGACAAAGTAATTTACGCTGCCGTAACTGCAACACCAATCGCGTTAAATATGGGGCGCTGGCACACCTGCAACACAACACATTGCAGGGCTGGGTGGGTAGTTCATTTAGCGGGTGATGAAGGTTATGCGCTCGAAAAATTTTTCAATTCAACGGCTCTCGCCGCACAGTTAATCTATCGCGAAAGTGGTTCGCCAATTAACCCAAATCGATTTTATGATTCAAACGACGACGCTTTAGCTGATATGAAACTTCGGGCGAATTTATCTGGAGTAAACCATGACACTTGATCGCGAAAAAGTTAAACAGCATCTGGAAGCTGGCGATAGTGTTCACTGGCACGTGTTTATATGGATGGATAAATGGATGAACTGCGCGGACGGGTGTTGCGAACAATCATTTGATAATACCGACGAAACACTGGACTCTATTGAGAATCTTTGCCGATACGATCAGGTCGACATTTATCACAACTGCGATAAAGTGTGAATAATGATTCAGCCGAGAATTATTTTATATCTTGGAGAATTTTAAATGAAAACTATCATTACATTTTTGTTGTTTTTTATTGCAAATTACGCTTGCGCTGATGAAACCGATAACGCATGGACAGTCGCTCAAGTCATTGAAGAAAGTGTTACGATTTCCACACTGGCAATCGACTGGCATCAAACGCGTGAAATCTCCAGCCATCCTGGCTATTCGGAACGCAATGAGATATTGGGTCCCTATCCATCAGAGTCCAAAATCAATCGTTATTTCGGCACCGTCATAATCGCTCAATATTTTATCGCTGACGCGCTACCTGGAAAATGGCGGGATGGTTTTTTGTTATCGGCGACATTGGTGGAATTGGATGTGATTGAAAAAAATAAACGTATCAGCTTATCTTGGAAATTTTAAAATGACTAAAATTGCACAATTGTTTCTTAGTTGGAAAATAAAACGTTTGATTGCCGCGCGCGGACATTTGGAGCATCAACTTGCGCTTCATAAATGGGCAATTATTGATATAAATGATGAAATTCGACGTTTGGAATTTGTCGAACTGGCTACGAGGATTGATGCGAAATGAACCAAGCCGATATATTGAAGCTGGCAACAGCCGCAGGATTTCAGGAAGTGACATTTAATGTATCCGGCTTTACAGGGATTTTCTCTTGCGTAGCAGGGCAGAATCTTGAACCAGAACTCACCCGATTTGCCGAATTGGTCGCGCAGCATAACAATGCTGAAAGAAAAAATCAGGATGAACTTATTCTGGAAGCCTTAAACGCTGCACAGGACGAATACAGCGATGCTGCCAAAGCGTATCTTATAAAGACTGCAACTAAAATTTTGGAAGCGAGAACGAAATGACTGCGCTAATAGGATGCGAACAAAATTAACATCACTCTGCCCAGTAAATCCAATGCTGCAAACTGGAGTGAAATACGTAATGATGTGTTCAAAATGTGGAGCGTTGAAATGACTGACACAATCAAACAAGCAGAGCCGTTTGCGTGGGCGACTTTTGACGGGGAAGGTAGTTATGAACTTCGTCTTTACGAAAATAACGAATCTTATCGAATTGATTATTACGCTCAAAATGGACCTAAATATGAAGGTTGGGTTATTCCACTTTACAGTGAAGAACAAGTACGTGAGTTACAACTGGCTGCGATATGGGCGACGATAAAATATGCTAAAGAATATATAGATAGCCCAGTTTCACTTCGCACTTTTGATAGCATCGACCCTGATGAAATACTGAAAAGGATGACACCATGAGCGACCCGCAAAATCCAAGAGATGATGACTGCGAACTAAACTATACAAAAGCCCCTTGGATTGCTGATGCAAGACAAGTGGTGGCTCAGCTATGGTGCAAACCTGATACAAGACATTTAATTATCGAGCCTGCTCTGTGTGAGCATATTGTGCAGCTTGTTGCTGGACTAAAAATAGAGATTGCAGTAGCAAAAGCAGAAAACTTTTCAGCAGTTTTAAACAGTGCCGAATCAAAAGAACCGCTTGAAATTAGATTGCAGCCAACCTTAAGCGCCGAGCTAGATAAATTAATTTCTGAGAATCAGAGATTAAAAGAAAAAGTCCGTGAAATTCAATTGTCTACTATCCGCACAACTCTTGTCAAAGAAGATTTCGACAAGATAATTGCAATCGATCCAGAATCCATTATTGAACAGGTGAAAATATGACTGACAACGTAATTAAATTCACACCAAACAAACGACTTAATCCACAAGTGGAAGAACTACTCGATGAATTAAAAAAGACTGTGTATAAGTACGCAGGGCAAGTAAGTTTAGCGGAGGTGTTTGGTTGTATTGAGATTGTTAAATACGATGTGTCTTTGCAGTTATTAGAGGGGATGATTAATAGTGAAGATGAATCGTGATCGCCGCGCTATTCGTTTTTTTTGGTTTTGATCAAGCACTCGTGGTAGCAAAGCAATGGAGGGTCATATTATGATTAATGTCGACAATAAAAATACCAAGTTCTTAACCCATGATTTCCGTGTTGAATACATACCTTCGCGGCGCGTGTACAGAATAACAGCACAAGACGGCTATATGGTATCCGCCCCCGCTTGCCATACTTTAAGCGAAGCGATCGATGAATGCCGCAAAATGCAAGAGGAGTTCGATATAAGAACCGAAAGGGTGCAAGCGGTATGCGAACTGGCGGGTGTAGAACAGGACGAAGCATATAAATACTTGCTACGCACCGAATGGAACGTACCCGCCGCAGTTGAATACATCCTCGCCGGTAAGTACGGCCACTCAGTAATTTAAGATAAGTTTTTGCGCAATATATCCGATGGTGAACCTTTAATCGAAAAGGAGCAAAAACATGAACGTGTCGAGAGGTGAAGATATGAGCAGTTCAACCGGACTTGAAATCGTTAAATCTGCTAAGAAAATTCATCGGTGCAGTTGGTGCGCCAACAAAATTGAAGTCGGGGAATCATATAAAAAATATCGATATTTTGATGGTGGTGATGCGGGAACGGTAAAGTTGCATCCTGAGTGCTATGACGCAATGAAAGAATGCGATGATCTGGACGACCAATTTAGTCCAGGAGATAACCCGCGTGGATGCAATTGTGGTCACTGCCAAGGATGCGAACGATGCGCTAAATTCGCTGCCGCTATTGGTGAACAACTAAATGATGAGGTGAAGACATGACTCATCTCGCTTACTACAACGAGATCGACCCTACCGTATGCCAATGGTTGGAAAATTTAATTAAAGCAGGCCATATTGCGCCAGGTCATGTGGACAACAGGAGTATTTCAGATGTTAAACCGAGCGATCTTGCCGGATATAGCCAATGTCATTTCTTATCTACTTCAGACCAAGGTCTTTTGGCGGGTAGTTCATTCTGTCGAGAAGTCGGTGGCATGTTGGGCATAACACCCAAACCATTTCAGGCCATTTGCAGTTTGAAATGCTTCTTCCTTTTCCGTTCCTTTCGTGTTCTGGGCGATGTGCGATTTCCAAAACACGGGTTTCTCCGCATGACTCGCAACATCTTGGAGCAAGTGGGTTTGTGCGGAAAAAACGAATCTGATTTGAGTCAGGAAGTTGCTTTTCTTTCGTCCGAGCCCTGTACCAATTTTCACGGTCTGGATTTGCAGAATGGAACTCGCGAACCTTCCTGCTATTCCTTGTTCTCCTGCATTCATCCGAGCAAATTCTTTGCTGGTTTGCATCTGGCTTTGCAAAAAATTGTTTCTTGCACTCTAAGCACTCCCTTGGTTTTGATGTGTCTTTTTCTGACGCAGACCACCGATACGCTGCCCCGCATTTTTGCGAACAGTAAAGACTTTTTGAGTGCTTTGTATCGTACTCGGATGAGCAGTGGCTACAAACCTTCCTATACATACGCGTAACTCCATCTATTAAAATGAACATTTTAACTAAAAAATGGGCTTATTACAATGAGATTGACCCACTCGCTGCGCAATGGATTAGAAACTTAATCAAGGCGGGGCTTGTAGCCCCAGGAGAAGTCGATGAACGATCAATCGAAGATGTGCTTCCAAGTGATGTCAGAAACTTTATCCAGTGTCACTGGTTTGCTGGCGTTGCAGTCTGGTCCTACGCATTACGATGTGCTGGGTGGGATGACAATAGACCAGTTTGGACAGCATCTTGCCCCTGCCAACCTTTCAGCACGGCAGGCAAAAAATCTGGGTTTGCTGACGAGCGGCATTTGTGGCCTGACTTCTACCACCTCGTCACCCAGTGCAAACCTGACGTTATCTTTGGTGAACAGGTTGCGAGCAAAGACGCAGAATCTTGGATCGACCTTGTACAAACTGACCTGGAAGGAATGGGTTACGCCTTTGGGGCGGTGCCGTTTCCGGCTGCGAGCGTCGGTGCTCCGCACATCCGCGACAGGCTTTACTGGGTGGCCGACAGCGACAGTAAGAGATTGGAAGGATGGGGCGGAATGCGAAAACGTCCCAATCAACGCGTTATTGGGTCGAACAGTGTGGTTAGCGGGGTGGCCGACGACCTCATGCAACAACGATCGAGCGCCACAGCCGACAGAAATGTATCGGGAGGACGGGACAAAGCGTCAAGTGAGATTGCAGGACTTTGCCAATTTAGCAGGTTGGCCGAACACACCGACATGCCCCAGCATAACAAACGGTCATCAGGCAGGGAACAATCGCTACACAGACAGCATACGGAACCTATTGCGGGACAACCCCCAAGCTGCCCGACTAACGGCTTCTGGCGAGATGCTGATTGGCTCTTCTGCCGGGATGGAAAGTGGAGGCCCGTTGAGGCCAGAATTCAGCAGATGGTTGATGGGGCTCCCTTACGAATGGGACCTTTGTGCACCAATCTCAAAATTAAAGTCGAGGATGCGTTAAATGAAGCGTCGAATAGATTACAGACACAAGCCGGAGAAATTCTGCGAACGTTGCGGGAAACAGTTAATTGCACGAACCTTTTTGAGTGGGGAGGAAGATTACTGCTCGTTCATGAAACGCAGATTTTGCTCGCTTACCTGCTCGAATACACGAGGGAAAATTGGGGAGAGCAGGACGCAACGCATGGTACAAGCGCGCGATATGGCACTCAAAGAGACTTGCGAATGTTGTGGCAAAACATACAAACTTGCAATTCACCACATCAACGAAAACTGGCAGGACAATCGCATCGAGAATTTGCAAACGCTTTGCGTCTATTGTCATCAGCAGTGGCACGGTTTGCATCGGAAGCTACGTATCCCAACATCTACGAGAATGCCCCCGCTAGCTTTCCTCTCGGAGAATTTAAATTTAATAGTAGCTCACAAGATTCATTGGGGATCGTTCGACCCACGAACCGCATGGTCAAGCTGCGCGCCTACGGCAACTGCATCGTCGCGCCGCAAGCGCAAATCTTTATAGAATCCTACATGGAGTTGAATAATTAAAGCATGCTTTTTTGTAATGCCAGTCTTATACCTTCGTAGATAATTAAAGCATGCTTTTTTGTAATGCTAGTCTGATACCTTCGTAGATAATTAAAGCATGCTTTTTTGTAATGCCAGTCTTATACCTTCGTAGATAATTAAAGCATGCTTTTTTGTAATGCTAGTCTGATACCCTCGCTCACATTGCCGTTGCCAAGTTTTGCAGCAGCGTCAAGCGATATCGCGTCGAGATAGACGTTGACCCGCTTGCCGTTTTGCAGCGATGAAGGTCTACCGACTGGTTTTGGCTCAATATCAGCAGTAAGCGTTGCTTTTGAACCATTTTCATGTCGTCTATATAAATCTTCTTCAGTCGTGCATTCCGCGTCCGGGAGTCTATAAGAATCAAATGTTATTTCACCGTCGCGCATGTTGATAAATTTAGTCATTATTTCCCCCATATTTTTTAATAAATTGTTCAAGTAGCATAGATTCCCTAGGGCATCCGAAATCCACACATTCTAACCAGACTATTTTTTCATTAAAAATGTCGGTTTGAATGTATCACCGACTTTTGTGCTTGCATCTACGATATATTTAAACATTTTGATTCTCCCGTTTAAGAAAAAATAATTTCGTCTGTTATTTTGCAATCGCGCAAAACTATCGACGCTTCGTAGTCGTTTGCTACGGGCTGACCATCAGCGTACACAACTGATTTTTTACCAGCGCAATCAACTACGCCAAAAGTTTCGTTTTCAAAGGTTTTTTCTGTTCCGTAGTCAGTGCCATCGAGAACAAACCAATACGTGGTGGCACCATCCTGCCAGTTTTGGTCTTTGCTGATGAATGTCGCTGTAGTCATTTTGATTCTCCGGTTTGTTTAGTTGATGAGTGAATTATATACACACTAAATTACCTTGTCAAGCTTTTTATACACAATTTATGTCGGCAATTCCCCCGCTGGTCTAACCAATTCGTCCTTTTCGACTTGTCGCACATACCGCTCACGTTCTCGGCGTGCCTGATCCAACACGCGCGCCATCTCTGCACGTCGGTCCGGCGTATCGAGTAAATTTGCAGCCATTTCTCGCACAATCACATCGTGCCCAATTGGGACATTCATGGAATATTTATGCGAAGTTGTGCCATAACCAATCTTAAACCGTAATGAATTACGGAACACTTCTGCTGGAAAACGGGGGTCGATTAATCCACAATAGGCGGATAATTGTGCACCAACCTGTTCGATATAACGCGGATCGATAATTATATAAATTATTTGCGTGTACAAGGATAAGTTATATCTTGGTTTTATAATTTTATTGGCGTTAATTGAGGCTCTGATAGTCTTTTGAGTATCACTAACACATTCACAACATGCGCCGCTGGCTGTCGATCTATCACTCATATGTCCATATCTACATTGACGACCCGTATTATATTTGCTCAATCCAGATAATATCGCATCTTTGCGTTCCATGATAACCCCTAAAAGTATTAGATAACACCTGCATTCTATCATACAAATTTAAATTACCCTACACCTAATGACAAAAAAGGGGTCTTTTCAATTCCGTTATGAAACGTAATATCTACTAAATATAGAGTAGATATATAATCTACATATGATCGAAGTATTACTCAGCCATCTATATACATT